AAGAATATAAACTAACAAGAAATATTAACGGTGATGTTCGGAACAATAAATCTACTAATATAGAATGGTTTAAGCATAATGGGAATGATTATTTTACCATAGGGCATAAATTAAATATAGGTGAAGATAATCCAAACGTAAAACTTACAAATAAAAAAGTAAGAGAAATAAAAAAAGAATTTAAAAAGAAAACAATCAATCAAATAAAAGATATGTATAATATTAGTTCCAGAACGGTATATAATATAGTAAAAGGTAGGTCATGGAAACATATATAAATAATACACGTTTTGACGATACTGTCTAGTGTATGAAAGCTCTTACACCGAAACAAATGATTTTTGCACACGAGTACTGTGTAACTAAAAATGGAACACAAGCAGCTATCAAAGCTGGATACTCAAAAAAATCAGCGCCAGATATAGCGACAGAGAACCTTAGAAAACCCAATATAAAAGCTGCAATACAGACACAACTTAAAAAAGAACAGCTCGTTTGCAACTATACAAAACTCGTGGCACACAAAGAATTAGAGGATTTAAGGCAACGATTCAATGAAGAAAACAATAAATTTGGTGAACTTAAAGCCATAACAGAGAAAATAAAACTACACAGTTTATCAACTACCAACATCAACATGGAAGTAAAAACACTTGTTGACTACATAGACGAACTCGATGAAAATTGACCAAGCGGTACAATTATGGCGAAAAGATATAAATAAATTTGCTATACATGTATTTGGTTTTATCCCAACTCCCCAACAAAAGAAAATATTTGATGCCCTGTCTTTACCCTCTGCGAAAGTAACGGTAAAAGCAGGGCATGGTTAGCGTAGGAAAGTCAGCAGTAGCAGCAATCTTTGCAGTTTGGCATTGTTTAATGTTTGAAGATTCTAAGACAATTCTTACCGCTCCAAGTTCCGCACAGTTGAAAGATGTATTATGTGCTGAGATCGGTAAATGGGTAAATCAAATTAAAATACCCCAAGTTAAAGAACTAATCGAAGTTACCTCAATGGGAGCGTTTGTAAAGGGTAGACAGAAAACTCAGTTTATTTCAGCTAGGACGGCAAGGAAAGAAGATCCCTCCGCACTTCAAGGAATACACGCGAAACATGCGGCTTACGTTTGCGATGAAGCATTTGGTATTCATTCTAACATTTATGAAGTAGCGCGTGGAGCTTTAACCTCAAACAGTTCAAGATGCCTATTAATAGGAAATCCTACAGCATTGTCAGGTTATGCTTATGAAACTCACAACAAAAACAAAAGGCTTTGGAGTAGGCTTACTCTTTCTTGTATAGATTCTAATCTTGTTTCAGCAGATTATGTAAAAGAAATGAAACTCCAATACGGGGAAGAATCAGATGTATACAAAGTCAGAGTACTAGGAGAGTTTCCGTCTGCTTCCGTTAATCAATTAATTCCAAGATCACTTGCAGAAGAATCCGCTAAAAGGAAAACTCACCCATCACAATATGATTATGCGCCTATTATTATAGGTTGCGACCCTGCCTGGGAAGGTGACGACAGGACAGCTGTATATCTTAGACAAGGAATTATGTGTAAGAAACTCGGAGTATGGTATTCTATTGATAATATGACACTAGGTGGTATGCTTGACCAGTTTTGGACTACAGAGAACGCAGATGCTATGTTTATTGATGTTGGTTGGGGTGCTGGTATAATAGATTATCTCAGATCAATCGGTAGAAATCCAATACCAGTAAATTTTGGGGGGAAATCTATTTCAAATGAATATGCTAATAAACGTACAGAAATGCACTGCGAACTAAAAAAGTGGATGGAAGACGGCGGAATAATTGAAAACGACAACGATCTTATTGAAGATTTAACAGCACCAGAATACTATTTTCAAGCAAGCGGTAAAAAGATATTAGAACAAAAGAAAGAAATGAAAAAGCGTGGTTTACCCTCTAATGACTTAGGTGATGCCTTAGCTTTGACGTTTGCGCAACCAGTATACAAGCCAATAGCACGAGAACTCTTTGCCGGAAACAACTCCCACAAGTCCAAAAAGGATTGGGACATTATCTAGTTTTGACGATATTATCTATATTAAATAAACTAACTAAGGATAATAATTGTGGAAGTAATTACCGAAAGAATTTTCAAGAAAAATGATATTGAACGAATGTTTAGTATAATGGAATCTTCCGGGCAATTAAACTTAATGTTTAAAGACGATGAAGAATATTTCCAAAAAGATACATTTACAAAAAATGTAATGAACGGATTTATCTCATGGGAAGCTAAATACAATAATGAAATCTCAGGATATGTATTTATTAATAATGCTCGATATAAAACAGTTGAAGTTGGGATAGCGCTTATTAAGAATAAACATAAAATGATAAGACACGGTAAAAAATTTCTACAGTATTTGCTTTTGACTTATCAAACTATAGTAGCCAAAGTTGACGAGAGCCACTGTATACATAATATGATACACAAACTAGGTTTTATTAAGGTTGGACTACTTCCCAAAGTATACAATGATGGAGAAGGAATAATAATTTATTATATGACGCAAAAGGAGATTGATTAAATGCAAGATAGAGATAAATACTCAGGTTTTCAAAAGCTAAAAAAGACTAGTTGTCCTAAAATTAGATATGGCAAGGGTGGAGGTGGAAGCGGAGCAATGCCAGCAGTACCAGCACCACCTCCCCCCGCACCTAAACAGGCTTCTTACAGTGAATCTACCGCAGCTTATAAAGAGGTAACAAAGAAACAAACAGGTAACACAGCAACAATTAAAACATCTGCGCAAGGTGTGCCTGCTTCTAAGCAGAAAACAGCTAAGAAAGGTCTTACCCCTACAATTACTAAGACTAAGAACAAAACAATTCTAACTGGATATAAGGGCGTTTCAGAAGAGGATCAAAAGACAAAAAAGAAAACCTTATTAGGCGAATAAATTATGTCAAACGACAAAAAATACTATAAAAAGAGATTTACCGAACTAGAGCAAGAAGCTACTGATTGGAAAAAACTCTGGGCTGAGGTAGCAGAATATACCCTACCGAGATCAGGCAGATACCTCACATCTAACACAGAACAGCGTAACGATGGCAAAAAGAAACGTCAACAAATCATTAATGGTATTGGCGCGGACGTTATACAGATAATCTCAGCAGGTATCCAGGGCGGATTAACAAGTCCAGCCAGACCTTGGTTCGCGTTAAGTTCTTCAAACGAAAAACTTTCAGAGATAGGCTCAGTAAAAGAATGGTTGCATATAGTACAAAAAGCAATCATGAGAGTTCTTTCAAGATCAAACTTCTATAATTCTTTACATCAAGTATACGCGGAACTCGCCAACTTTGGGGTTTGTCCTATGTTGATTGAAGAAGATGAAGATACCATTATAAGGTGCAGACCTTTTACAATCGGAGAATATTATCTTTCTTTAAACTCAAAGTATCGTGTTGATACAATGTACCGCCAATTTACCATGACAGCTCGACAGATGGTTGAAAAGTTCGGAGAGGACAAAGTTTCAGCTACAGTAAAAAGAGCTTTTAAAAATGACATGAAAGAAACAGATTTTGAGATAATTCATGTTATAGAGCCGAACAATGACAAAGTGTTAGATAATGATACAGCCGAAGGAATGGAATACAGTTCTATATATTTTGAGAAGAGTGGTAAACAAGACAAGTTCCTTAGAAAATCAGGTTATAATATAATGCCGTTTGTAGCTCCACGTTGGAGTGTAGTTGGTACAGATACTTACGGAGATAGTCCGGGGATTAATTCACTCGGAGACCTCAAACAGTTACAGAAAATGGAAAAACTTAAACTCCAAGCAATAGAAAAAGAAGTATTTCCAGCTATGAACGCGCCAACAGCCTTAAAACGCGAGGGCGTATCAGTAGTTGCCGGAGATGTTAATTATATTGATATGGGACAGGGTAATCAAGGAATAACGCCTACATATCAAATTAAAGTAGACCTTCAAAATTTAGGAATGGAAATCCAGAATGTAGAGAACAGAATACGCAGATCGTATTTTAATGACCTATTCCTTAGTATGTTCGCACAAGATAAGAGAATGACAGCAACAGAGGTCAATGAGAGATCACAAGAAAGACTTTTGATACTTGGTTCAGTAATAGAAAGAATACAATCCGAAATGCTTGATATTATAATAGACAGAGTATTTGATATTATGTACCGTAAAGGTCTTATCCCACCACCTCCCCAAGAGCTACAAGGTTCTGATCTTAAAGTAGAATATATAAGTATGTTAGCGCAAGCGCAAAAGATGGTTGGAGTTACAGCTATTGAACAGATTGCCGGATTCGTGGGGAATTTAGCGGCAGCAAATCCAGCCGTTCTTGATAAACTAGACTTTGACCAAGCGGTGGATGAATACGCAGAAATGGTTGGAGTTCCTCCGGCAATTATTCGTTCTGATGATAACGTGGCTAAGATACGTCAAGCACAACAGCAACAAGCTGCTCAGATGCAACAGCAAGAAATGCTAGCGAACAGTATACAGGGAGCTAAAACCTTATCCGAAACTAAAATGAATGAAAACAACGCACTTGATGCGCTTATGGGAAATCAAATTCAATAATAATATATACGAGAAGTTTATTAAGTAACACCATAAACATTTAACCCTATGTGACCGATTGATCGGGAAAGCTGAGTATCACAAAATACTTCACACCCGGCATCGGTTATTTTTTTTGAAAAGTAATAATCTTCGCCTAAATACTTGTCTCCATCCCATTCAACATGAAAATAAGGCTTTGAAATCTTTTTAAGTACTGAGGTTTTAATAAGCATACACGCAGTCGAAGCACCTTTAAGTTCTACAAGATGAGGATTATCTTCTTTATATGAAATAGGTTCTCCGTCAAGTTTAGTAACTACATTTTTAAACGGAGCTTTCCTTGTCGAAGCATCACAGCAGACTACATCTTTGTCGTGTTTTAGAAGCTCAGTAAGGGTTTCTTTAGGAAATGTCATATCTGAATCTAAAAAGAAAAGCCAATTAACACCCATTTTAAGAGCGTGCTCTACAGCATCACAACGTCCGATTTGAACTAAGCTGAATCGAGGATTAACTACCCCGACCTGTACGCCGTTCATTAAAGAGTGTAGTGAGAGATTTAAGAGAGACATTAAGAAATCTGTATGTACCATTTCTCCGCTTGGAATTGCTATAAGAACTTGTTCTGCCATTTGCTTGCCTTTCGTTTTAAAAATAATTCTCTATCGTGCTTTATATATTCAGGTGAATACACTTTCCGATAATCTTCGTCCCATTCACACTTTTTGCTTATAGCAGGGTGTAGATGTTTAATCTTAGCGTCCTCTGCATACACATACCTACCTAGTAATTTACAGCGTGCCAAAAGCTCATCGTCTGAGTAACAATGTTTATACCCTGTATGAAAGAACTCCCCTCCAAGATGTTCTAACAGGTTTCTATGAGCTAGCCAGTGACTACAAATATGTCCGCTCCCGTCATTAAGTCCAACTAATCCCCATTCCATTTTATTCATATAATCTACAGCTATTTTAAGAAAATTCAACTCCCCCCTAGTATCATCGCCAAGAAAACAGTACATATCATATTTATGATTATTAACCATACGTTTAACCATTTTAGGGCAACCGATTCTTTCGCGATCAACTTCGCAGATAATTGTATGCTCTATTCCCGCATTAAGATTTATGGAATCAATACATTCAGCAGCACTTTGTATTCTAATTGTAGGGATAATTACGGCTATATCCATTTTACTAATCCTTTGTTAATTTGTTTTTCAACCCAGATTTTATCTTTATCAGGGTTGTGTATATGAGCGTTTATAACGGGTTCATCATTTTGATAATAAGCCCTTGTTCCCGAATAGAAGTCGAACCCGGCAATCGTAACATTATCCGATA